GGGCAGATTGAAAAACTCGTCGTTGGACTTGTAGCGGATCGGCAGAAAGCCGTTCGCGCCGTTGGCGTTCGCAATCTCGACGAACTCCATCTGCAGCCAATCGTCGGGCAGCGTCGAGCAGCGGAGGGTGACGACGTTGCTCGAGAAGTTGAGCATCCGGTCGACCCGGAGCTCGGCGTTGAACTTCTGTTCCGCCATGCGAACAAATGACGTCACCAGCGCCGGCGACCAATCCTGGCGGTTCGCCCAATCGGCGATTTGAGTGCAGAAGTCTGTAAAATCGCCCATGTCAAATTCGGCCGAGCACCAGCAGGATGACGAGGATGATGAGAATGACGCCGATCACGCCGACACCGCCATGGCCAAAGCCATAGCCGTAGCCCCAAGGGGCCCCGAATTGTGGGCCGCCCAGGCCGCCGAACAAGAGCACGATGAGAACGATGACGAGGACGATGCCGAGCGGGCTCATTGCGGCGGCTCCTTCCTGCGGCCGAGCCAGTGCGCGACGACGGCGCCAAACGCCGCCACCAGTCCGCCGATAACCGCCGCCGTCGCTTGGTCGGTTGGGATGGTGTAAAACAGACATACCGCCACCACGGCGATGAAAGCCAAGGTGACCAGGATCGAGATGGTGAGCGTGCCGCCGGTCGGATCGAAGCGGCCAGCGACGCCCAACAAAACCGCGGTAAAGAGGACGCCAAGCGCGACCGCCGTCGCCGCCGGATAGTCGAAGACCTTCGGCGAGGGCGGCGGATTGATGACGTCGTTTGGGGTCACGTCATCGCCTTTTTGAACTTCCAGTAGTAGCCGGCGATCAGGTCGGCTTTGTCGAGCGCGTTGATGATGCGGCGCGCGTTGACCGGATCCTCAGTGGTCGAGTTGAAATAATCCAACAGCTTCTTGCCGGTGAACCAGCCGTGGATCATGCCGTCGTACAGCACGAGCGCCGAGATTTCGTGCTGCAGCATGAGGTGCGGCTCGCGGTGCAACGCCGCCTCAACTTGATAGCGATCCTTGAGGTTCTTCTCGCCCTTGATGTAATTCTCTTCCCAGGTGAGCTGGGGATAGCCGCGGCCATAGTAAATCTGGCCGTGGGGGCCGGTGGGCGAGCCGTACTTCTTCCCTTTGCCCTTGCCGTACTCATCAATCGGCTGAATGGTCATCGCCGTTTCGTGGTAGACGGTCGCCAGGCAGTACGAGAGCCATTTCACGCCGTCGCGCGGGTTCGGCTCCTCGAAATGGCGCTCCCACACGTTGATCAGGTAATCGAAGCCATCGACCTGGCCTTGGTAGATGACGCCGCCGTAGAGCTCGGCCCTGACCACGTCGAAGAACTTCTTGCGGTCGATCATTTGCCGCCCTTGCCCTTCTTCTTGCCCTTCTTCTCACCAGGTTTGTGTGACATCAGACTTTCCCTTTCCATATGCGGAACGGCGCGGCCTCGCTCGAATTGAGCCATCGTTTCCAATCGCCCTCGTCCCATTGCTCGTGAACCGAGCGCTCGAAGATCGACACGGGAATGCGAGCGAGGAGCTTGTTGACGCCGTCGTGGCGCATGATCGCGCGGTCGCGCTCGACGCTGTCGAGCACCGGCTCGATGTCTTGCTCGGTGTTCACGACGAAGCCGGGCCGCTCATCATCGACGATGAGCGTCCGGCGAACGCCGTCGGCGTTGTGATAGACCCGAGTGCGCTCGGTCATGGCGCCGAGCCCCCTACGCCAGCGATCCAGACTGGGGTCGCCCCGACAGGCGGCGCTGCGCCATACCCGGCAATCCAAACCAAGGTCGGCCCGGTAGGGGGCGACCCGCCATACCCGACAATCCAAACCTCGACGGCGCCGATGGAGGGGCCGGCTGGCGGCCCCCCATACGAAGCGATCCGGACCGGGGCGGCGCCGCCAGGGGGCGGACCGCCATATGCAGCAACCCAAATTGGCGTCGCAGCCATCGCGCTTACTGCTTGATGCCGTTGAACAGCACATGCGCGAGCGGGTTGCGCATTTCCACACCCCATTCGACGACTATCATCCGTGTTTCTGCGTCGCCGATGCGGGCCATCAGGTACTGACGGAACGCGCGGAAGAACGAGACGGCGGCATAGTCCGGATCGATCAGGAGGGCGACGTCGGTCGGGACCCAGCGCGACGGCGCGACCTTGATGCGGCCGAAGTCGGTGGCGATCACGTCGATCGTCGAGACGACCTCAGTCTTGCCGACCAGGACTTGCGTCGTGCTGCGCCCGGTGAAGGTCGAGATGGTGCGCTTGGGGCCCGGCGGCACGATCCACAAAGTGGGACTTGCGCCGTTGGTGTAGGCGTTCTGCATCGCCTGGCCGAGCTGGTCCTCGCTGACCTGGATCTGGTTGCCGGCCGCGACCGCAGCGAAGGCGTCGGTCGCCAGCACCGGCAGGCCGGTCAGGTAGCCGGCGACGGCCGCGGCCGGAATGCCGTGCTTGTCGACCGCGCGGCCAACCCAATGCGAGAAGGCCTCGGTGTTGCGGGCGACCGGGGTAGTGGCGTCGTTGCCGTCGTTGCGCGCCTGGCGCGAGCACAGAATCGTCTCCATGTCGCTCTTCAAGACCTTCGAAGCGAGCGCCATCTGGTGCGCCATTTCGCTGCCCTTGCCCGCTGCGTCGGCCTCTTCTTGGGTGCCCGACACGGTCGCGTCGCGCTCGGAAATCTGTGTCACATTGTTGAGGCGGATGGTCGGCTGGGCCGGCTGGTTGACCAGCTGAAAGCCTTCGACCTGGGCGTTGTTCGGATTGACGATCGGCAGGAACTCGGTCTGCCAGTCGAAGATCCGGTTTTTGACGTTGCGCCGTCGAATAGCCGACATGACGGGGGTGTCGAAGGGGTCGATATTGTAGATGGCGTTGCTTAAATCTTCGCGGTTAGCCGTCGCCTGATAGGTGGTGAAGGCGTTGGTGACCTTGGCCATGGTGTCCTCGCAGAGGGTTCATTTGATGAGCCTTTGAAAAAGGGCAGCTGCGTCGTCGAGCTTTCCCGTTTTCGCCAATTGTCGTTGGGCGTCATCAATGCCTCTGCGGGCCGCTGAGCCGATTGGTCTTGCGCTTCCCGGTGCTAATGTGCGTCCTTTATCAGGCGCGATTGGTCTAGGTGCGTTAGCCTTCGCGCTTCTATGTTCGCTGGCGTCCAAGAGAACCTCCAGCATTCTTGGGTCGTAGACCGTACTGACTTCATGTTCAGTGAAGCCGTAGTGCTCGATCGCAGTGCGCCGCATCTTCGAAAGGGTGTTGTTGAGATGGACATTGTCTGCGAACCGATGTTTTTCTTTGAATGTTTCAAAGCCGTTGCGGGCGTATTCCGCCGTCTTTTGCGCCTGCTCCTGTTCGCGCGCCTGCATCTCCTGAAAACGGCGCTGGCGGATGCCATACAAAGTGTTGACGGCCGCCTGGTAGTTCTTCTGAGTTTGGCGCGCGGTGTGCGGGTCCCTGTTGTAAAACTCGTCCCAATTGGGCTCCTTCGGCAGAAGGGCCGCATATTCCTCCTCGTGGTGTTGCAGTTGCTGGATCAGGTTGTCGCGTAGCTGGACGGCCTGGGCATAATGCGACTGGATGACCTGGACGGCCTCGCCGACCTGGGCCACGCGCCTGTTGTAGGTTTCGCCGTCGACATAGCCGCGCACGACCTCGTCGAGCGTGACTGTGTGCGGCTGGCCGTCGACGTTGACCTCGAGCTTCTCAACCGGTTTGCCGTCTAGCGAGATTTCCCACTTCCCGCCCTCGGCGTCCGACTCGGGTGACCTTTCGGCGTCCCCTTCATCGCCGCCGGCCTTGGGCTTCCCGTCTTGCCCTTGAGCGTCTTGATCGCCGGGCTCTTGCTCACCGATCCGCTCCGGCTCCGGCTCGGCTCGGCGGTGTTTGTCGTGCCCATCGGCATTCCTGGCGCGCGCGGCGTTGTCCGATACGCGCTGGAGCTCGTCGACATCCCCTTCCTCAGCCCGGCCATCAGCAACTCTCCTCTCAGCTGCGGCAAGGCGCGCGTCTTCACCGCCATCGCGCGTGTCGCCAGTTAACGGATCGCCTTCGACGCGGCGTTCTTCGAACATCGTTTCGGGGCGGGCGGCCGAGGCGAAGCGGCCGCCGTCGTCGCGGGGCCTGGCCTGCGGATTGATTTCGGTGTGGAAGGCCTGCGCGGCCCCTTCGAGCCCTTCAGCCATGCTTCTGCTGCCTGCTGAGCGCCATCTTGTAGTCGTTCATCCGAATCTGGAGTTCTGCCGGGATCGCCTCGAGCGCCTTGATCATCGCCTTCAGCTCGCGCAGTTGAGCGTCCGTCTCCGCGGCGAGGAGCTCGTCGAACCAGCGCTTGCGCAAATCGAGAATCGCCGCGGCGAACGCCTTGTTGGCGAGCAGCTCCTCGGCCGCCTGGGCGAATTCCTTTTTCGCTGACAGGTCGTTCATGACGAGCCGTCACTGTCGGGTTGCTGCGCGGCTTGCTGGGCCGTCTGGGCCTGCAATTGCGCCGCCTCGCGCTGCTGATCGATCTTGGCCTGATCGGTCGCGGCGCCGAGATGAGCCGTGTAGAGGTCGACGCCTGCGGCGAGATGGGCCTGGTGGATATCGGCCAGGACTTTCGCCGCTTCGATCGGATCGACTGCGGTCGGGCCGCCGGGGCCGGCGCCGACGAACACCTTGGCCCGCTCGATATCGAGCTTTTGCTGGTCGTAGGCGGTTTTCTGCCTGAGCTGAGCCTGGCGGAGGGCGTTGTCCTGGTCCTGCTTCTGCTGCCTCAGCTGCTGCTCGCCGATCGCCTGCGAGGCTTGCTGCTTGACCTTCTCGAATTGCGCCTTGGCCGCGACCGCCATCGGCTCTGGCTCCTTCGGCGTGCTCGCGATCTGCTGCAGGGTCTGCGGATCCGGCGTCCTGAAATAGCGGCCAACGTTTTTGATGTTGGCGATGTCGAGCATGTCCGAAATCGTGTTCAGATACTCTTGGATGCCGCAGACCGGGTTGGTCACTCCGAACTGCTGCATGATCATCTGCTGATCGGCCTTGATCTGCTGCAGCGTCATCATCCGCACCGTGTCGGAGCCCTTGCCGAGCGTCGAATTGACTTCGACCCCCATCGAGGCGTCGAAGGTGCCGGTGTCGATGTCGGTCCATTTGCCGTTGAGGCGCAGCGTCCGGCGCTGGTTGGGGGCCTCGGCGATTTCATTGTAGAGGCCGGTAAAAAGATCCTTGAACCCGGTTTCGGCGAGCACGCGGGCGACCAATTCGGTGCGCTCCTGAGCGCCGTTGATGATCGCCTCGACGCCGATATGGGTCGAGCTCTGCAGCGCCTTCGGATCGAGGCCCTTGGCGGCGTCAGAGAGGCCGGTGCGGCGCTGGAAAATGTCGTTGAGAAGTTCGATCACCGGCATGGCCTGCTGGCCGGCGAATGGAGTTTGGGAGAAAGACACGGCGGCGCGCGGGTCGCCGCGGGTGCGGATCACGGCGCCGAGGTCGTCGTTGAGCGCGTCGTCGATGTTGGTGGTGAGCTCGTTGACGACGGTTTTGGGGTTGATGCTCTCGGCCAGGCTGTCGAGCACGCCGCGCATCATGTTGGTCTTGATGCGCTGGATGTCGGTGACATAGTCGGCGATGCTGTCGCCGACGATGGTGTGAGAGATCGGATCGACGCCGAACACGGCGAACTTGACTCGGTTGGCCTCGACGTCATGGACGATCTCGTTGATCTCGCCCATGGTGCAGATGTAGCGCAGCTCCGGAACGCCATCGCCGTCGGCGTCGACCCGGATGTACCATTCGCCATAGAGCACGCCGTCGCCGACCCGGGTCGAGTTGTAGCGGCCAGGATTGCGGAGCTGGCTCTCCATGGTGAAATTCTGGATGTCCTGCGACTGCAGGAAATTGGCGCATGTCTCGCGGTCGTAGCCCATGGCCACCAGCTCATCGATCGCCACCACGCGCTGGTGGCCGACGATGCGCGAGGTTGCGAACGAGCGGGCGTAGCGGTCGAGCCGCATCTCTTCCGGCGGCACACCGGCGACTTTGATCAAGGGCTTGTCGACCTGATAGGCGAAGGTGACTTCATCATAGGTCCCCATGACCGGGTCGAGCTTGCCCTGGTGGACGATCTTGGCGGTCGCGTCCTGCTGCTGCAGCATCTGGATCTGCTGCTGGTTCACATTGATGAAGGTCTTGTGCTTGGTTTCCTTGTGGTCGTCGGTCCACCATTTCA